AGTTGGTTCCGCGATTACTGGACGGGGTGCAGATTTATTAATCATAGACGACCCACATTCAGAACAAGATGCAATGAACCGCGATGCAATGGAGAGAGCTTACGAATGGTATACATCAGGACCACGACAACGTTTACAGCCTGGTGGATCAATCGTCTTGGTTATGACAAGATGGAACACAAAAGATCTAACTGGGAAACTACTTGGCGCGCAACGAGAGACTAAAGCTGATCAATGGGACGTTATAGAATTTCCTGCCATACTTCCATCAGGTAAACCGTTATGGCCTGAGTATTGGAAGAAGGAAGAATTATTAGGAGTTAAAGCTTCCGTTAGTTTAACGAAGTGGAATGCACAGTATATGCAGAATCCAACTTCAGAAGAAGGAGCTATCATTAAACGTGAATGGTGGAATAGATGGGAGAAGGATTGGATACCTGCACTTAAGCACGTCATACAATCTTACGATACTGCATTTAGTAAAAAGGAATCTGCTGACTATTCAGCCATTACAACGTGGGGAGTATTTTATCAAAGCGATGATAGTCCAGCTAGTTTGATATTATTAGATGCACAAAAAGGACGATGGGACTTTCCTGAATTAAAACAAGTTGCTCAAGAGCAATATAAATATTGGGATCCTGATACGGTGATTATTGAGTCAAAAGCTTCTGGTCAACCACTTACTGATGAATTAAGAAAAATGGGTATACCTGTGGTAAACTTTAGTCCATCAAAAGGAAACGATAAGCATACACGGGTAAATTCGGTTGCACCTTTATTTGAATCTGGTATGATATGGGCGCCTATGCAAGACTTCGCAGAAGAAGTCATAGAAGAGTGCGCAGCATTCCCATTTGGCGATAATGATGACTTGGTCGATTCAACGACTCAGGCTATTATGAGATTTAGGCAAGGTGGATTTGTATTACATCCTGATGATTACAAGGAAGATCCACAGCCACAACGTAAGAGGGTATATTATTAGATGTCAATTAAAGATCGAGGAAAAAAATACGTAGAGTTTTTAGATTTCTTAAGAAAAGAATACATTGCTAAATATGGTAAAGAAGCTGAAGGTTTAGCTGACACAATGCTTAAGAGAAAAGCAGCCGAAAAGGTTGATGAGATGATGAAAGTAATTCCTTTTCCAGAAGGTAAAATTACTGATTGGACAAAAGACAGACCAAAGACAGGACCAAAAGCTGATGTTAAAACTTTTCCAAAACAAAAAAAACTAACACCTGAAACAGAAGGTTTAGGTTCTTTTGATAAACTTAAAAAAGAATTAGAAGAAATGGAAAAACTTGGACAGCCATATAAGGATACAAGTGTATCTGATTTCTTATCTGACTATTTTGATATGCCACAGAAAGCTCCACCAAAAAAAACTATTACTGAATTAAATAATGTTAAATTATATGGTGATGAAACTTTTGAAGAATTACAAATTATAAAAGACACAGGCGAACATCCTAGAGATAAAAAAGCTAACGGCGGAAGAATTGGTTATGCAGAAGGAATGTCCGCTGAAGAAGCAGTGGCAGGCAGATTACCACCAAACCTCAAATTTCTTGAGGACGCAGATTTAAAAAGATCACCAGAAGGTATTGTGATGGAAGGGTATCAAGACACTACAACATTAGATATGTTAAGAGATGCATTAAAAGGAGTTCCAAAAACACCTTCTGTAGTAGAATATGATGATGGAACTCTTTATTACCCAGAGTTTGATGAATATTACAAGGAAGATGGAAAACAAGTTGAAGGTCCCGCTTTTTGGGCAAAACCTATTCCTAAATTATTTGAAGTTCCTAAACATTCAGAACGTAAATCAATAGACTTAGCTAACGGCGGAAGAATTGGTTTTAAATTTGGAACAAAGAAAAGAGGTGACAAAATAAAAAGTATTATAGAAGAAGTAAATAAAAAGTTAAAAACTAAAACCACAGGTGGTGAAGTTAAACTTACGGTAGATATTCCAGAATCACCAAAAGCAGAATTACAAAGAATGTTTGATGAGTTTAATAAAAGATTTAAAGAGAAAACAAAATCTTATAAACAAGGTGATCCAATAACTTCTGAAAATTTTGGTGACACACCTTTTGCACCTGATCTTGAGAATTTAAAAAAAGCAAGAGGAACTTATGGATCAGGAGAAGATCTATATAAAATTTTAAAAAGTGAAGGCATCACAATGGATCAAGCTGTTAAAGAAGCCATTGATGATATGCCAAGATTATCTGGTGATACAAAATATGATGCGGATGCTGTTGCAGATGTAGTTTATGAAAAATTAGGTATTGATCCTGATACATTAGATCAATATCATTTATTAGACGTATACGACAATGCATATCAACAATTAGTTAAACAGAAACGAAAATCAATGTATCAAACAGCAGCTGAAGATAGTTTAAAGAAAATGGATCCACAAGCTGAGACGTATGCAAAAGAACTTGAATATGACGTAAACGAACAAATTAGTAAACCTGGTTACAAAGGTGTAGTTACTGAAGCAAGTGATCTTGATGATACTTTAAAAATAATTGAATCACAAAAAAGTGAAGCAACTAAATTAAGAGAACAGTATCCTGGTATTAGCGAAGCGTTACTTAATAAACTTGTTAAAGACAACAATCCACAAAGGAAAGCAGAAGTATTAGCTGCTCTTGATGAAGTACTTACTATGATGGATAAAGGTATGGATGAAAAACAAATTATGGATGTACTAAGAAAAACAACTAGAACTAAAAATGCAAGTGGTGGTCTAAACTATTTGATGGGATTGTAATATGTCTAAAGACTACGAAAATTTAATGGATTCGTTAACGAATACTCCATACCTAGATACTCCACTTGAATACTTTAAAATTTTAGATGATGATGTTGAAGCAGGATCCTTAAGACAGCAATTAGCTGGTGGAGGAACAGTTAGACAAAATTTTGCAGAAAAGGGATCGGCTAAAATAGAATTTGATACTCCCACTGAATTACCAAAACAAAAAGGCAGTCTTTTATTAAACCCAAAAGGAACTTTTTACACAGCTAATTTATTTACAGAAGAAGGAAAACGTCTTAATAAAACTTTTGGTATTAGAGAATATGGAGATTTAGAATCTGCTAAAAAGGCAGGTGAAGCTTTTTTAGAAGTTAATGCAAAAGTTGATTCTGTTGCAATAAAAAGAGGAGACATTGTTAGAAGTTTTTTAAACTATTTAAATAATGTTGGTGAGTTTGACGGAGAAGAAAAACTTGCACCTGAATTAAAAAAATATTTAAGCAGTGACCCCGATCACCTTTACACCGAAGTTAATAATACTTTTAAAGGTTGGAGAGAAGGTAAGTTTGAAGTTGCAGGAATAGATAGAGAAAACATTCCAAAAGAATATAAAAAAATAATTGATGAGTGGAGGCCACAAACAACAAGTAAAAGATCTGTAGCAAGAAAAAATCAATTAGTTTTTTTAGATCAACTAAATGACAACACAGAATTATCTGTAGATGAAGCTAAAAAATTATTTAACAAGGAATTTACTAACACTCCTTATTGGGGTTTAAAAACTTTTGATCAAAGAGTTAATCAATTAACTAGACTTAAGAACGAAGGTAAAATTCCATCTAATGCAGCTGGAACTATGTTTAAAAATTATGGAATTGAAAAAGGTGATAGATCAACTTGGTTAAAAAGAGCTATGGGACAACAGTTTGGTGGAAACTATGAAAGATTAATCAAAGCAGGTGATGTCTTAACTAAAGAAGGTAAAGTAAAAGATGCAAAAAGACTTTATAATGCCGCAGAAAAGTTTTTTGGTTCGGGAGGTATATTTACTCAGTTAGATGGTAATGCAGAACATCCTTTATCTGTCATTTATGGTAATAAGACAGATAGTTTATTAAAAATAGATAGCTTAGTAAAAGGAGATTTAAATCAATTTAAAAGAGTCTTATTTGATACTCCACTTAAGAAATTAGTCGCAGAATATAATAGTCCAAATGTATCAGCAGCTAGACAACAAGAAATTAAAGCAATGGCTAATGCTAGAAAAAATTTTCTTAATTTTTTAACTTCTGGATCTTTTGATAAAGGAATTGTATCTCCTGTTGAATTTGAGTTTGGAAATACATTTAAAGTTAAATCTAATGTTATTCCGATCGATAAACTTCCTGATGGTTATGATTTTGGACAGTTTGTAACAAAAGGTGAAGGTTATAGAAACGCTCTTATAAAATACGGAAAAGATTTTAACTTAATGACTAAAAAAGATTTTGTAAATAGAAAAGGTATTTCCGATGAAAACATTTTAAAAAATTTACAAATTCTTCAGGATAAATTTGATTTGTCAAAAGATGAACAAAAAATGTTAAAAGAAGTTATGCAAGGATTAAAGAGTTCTGGAACAACATTAAAATCTTTTGCTGGGGTAGATGACGATACTTTAAACGTCATACGTAAAGGATTGGGAAAAATGTCTAAAGGTCTAAGAAAAGTAGCATCTAGTCCTTTAGGTAGGTATGGAATAATTCCAGTTACAGCAGTTGATTTAGCTCTTAATATTCCTATTGCTGCAATTGATTTGTATAAAGGTGTTCCTTTAAAAGAAGTAGGTGGTAATTTTATTTACCAAGATGTTTTAGAAGATGTTAATCCTTTTAAAGGTGAAAGTGGTAAGGGACTAGTTATACCAGGAACAACAGAAAGATCTTGGTATGAACAAAATTATCCAGAAGCATTACCTTTATATGATTTAGAAAAAAGTCGTGATGAGCTCAGAGATTCTGCAGAATTTTTCGCAAAAACAGATCCAAGAAAAATAGAAGCAAATCCTGATACGTTCAAACAGAAACAAAAAAGATTTGAAGAACAAAAAGAGCTTTATTTAGATCAATATGAAAAATTTATAAGTAAAGATCCTAAAGAACTACTTAAAATAAGTCAAGTAAGTGAACAAGCTGATATAGCTAGACAAAAGTTAATGGATACACCTTATCTTGAAAGAAATGGTTCAAGTCAAAAACAAACAAAAGATAATTTTTTTGGTACAACCATTCCTACAGAACAATTTGTACAAAACCCTGTTTTAAATTTTGATAAAGGCGGAAGAGTTGGATATCAAGAAGCAGGTTTGGTTGAAAAATTAGGAAGAGGTGCGCAAGCACTCGATCCTCGAAACGTGCCATACTATGCAGCTAAAGGATTAAAAGGATTAGGTTCTGGAGTTGAGATGGCAGTTAAATTTCCAGTAGCCGCAGGCGCAGCTATTGGTGAAAGCTTACAAAAGAAACCAACTATGGAAACACTTTCAAAATTTGGTGAAGCAATGGCACCTACTGCAACTGATTACCTTTCTAAAAAATTTGGACTAGAGGATTTAATTCAAGAAAAGGAAAAAGAATTACTAGAGAAAAGACCTGGAGCAGTTACAGTAGGAAATATAATAGAGTTAGGTGCAGAACTAGTTCCACCTGCAACAGGTTATTTAAAATTAATAGAAGATAGTAGTAGTAAACTTTATAAAGTACTAAGAGAAGGACAAGCAGGTAAAAAAGTTGATCCAAAAGAGGTTGAGGAAGTTTTAGAAGTGCTTTCTGACAAAGGAGTTTCAAGAAGAGATTTTTTATCTATTGTAGGTGGTACAAGTATTTATGCTCTAGCTAAACACATAGGAATAGTAGATGCTGTTAAGATATCACAAAAAATTAAACCCGTAAGAATGCTTTCAAAAAGCACTACAAAAATGCCTGAATGGTTTCCAGGTATGATTGAAAAAGTTTTGGATGATACAGGGAATTCTATTTTTAAACAAATAGATGAAGATGCTGTTTTAATCACTAATAAAGAAATGCCTGGAATTGAAATAACTAAATACGACAATGGTAGATTAGAAGTATTAGGAGAAAATAATTATGGAGCTAAGTATTATATTGAATATGACCCTGCAAAATATCTAGATGATGGAACTTATTTCCCTGGAGATTTCTCTGCAACAGATACTCGTTACTATTCACTGGGTCCAGATGACTATACTAAAGAAAATGAAATTGTAGATCAGGTAGATGATATTTTTGGAGGTACTGATAAAATGAGAGAATATGCAACAGGCCAAAAGAAGAAAGAATTGACTAGAGGAGAAAAAGAAGCAATAGAAGCTGAATTAAGAGCAGAATCCTTTACTGATGAAATTGACTAAACTTACAAGAACAGTGCCACCTAAATCAGGACCTCAACCTCAAGGCTTGAATATTAGCTATAATACTGTTAAAACAATCCCTTCGGAGAAAATAAATGGCAGACATAGACAAATCATTACCCAACGACGTAAGAGCTCAACTTGAACTTCCTTCTGAAGAAGAACTAGCAAATGTTTCTGAACAAGTCGTTGAACAAGAACAGACCGAAAAAGGTCCAGTTGAAATTCAACAAAACGAAGATGGAAGTGTTGACATAGATTTTGATCCATCAGCAGTATCGCCAACTGGCGGTGATGAGCATTATGCAAACCTTGCTGAATTTTTACCTAATGATGTTTTAGGAAGATTGGGTTCTAAACTTTATCAAAATTATCAAGATTACAAGACATCAAGAAAAGATTGGGAAAGAACTTACAAAGAAGGTTTAGATTTATTAGGATTTAAATACGATAATCGAACAGAACCATTTCAAGGAGCATCTGGTGCAACACATCCTGTGTTAGCAGAAGCTGTAACTCAATTTCAATCTTTAGCTTATAAAGAATTATTACCAGCTGAAGGTCCAGTAAGAACTCAAGTCTTAGGATTATCTACTCCTGAAAAAGAACAACAATCACAACGTGTCAAAGAATTTATGAATTATCAAATTATGGATCAGATGAAAGAATATGAACCAGACTTTGATCAAATGTTATTTTATCTACCTTTAGCAGGATCATCATTTAAAAAAGTTTACTATGATGAGGTAGAACAACGAGCTGTTTCTAAGTTTGTACCTGCAGATGATTTGATAGTTCCGTATTCGGCTACCTCATTAGACGATGCGGAATCAATCATCCACGTTTTAAAGATTTCAGAAAATGATTTACGAAAACAACAAGTTGCTGGATTCTATAGAGACATAGAATTAAAACCATCAACAGTAAATGAAAGTGATGTTGAACAAAAAGAACGTGAATTAGAAGGTCAGACAAAAGGTGTTAATGAAGATGTATTTAACATACTTGAGTTTCATACTAATTTAGATTTAGAAGGTTTTGAAGATGCAAATTTAGAAACAGGTGAACAAACTGGAATTAAAATTCCATATGTTGTTACCATTGAAGAAAATTCTAGAGAAATTTTATCCATTAGAAGAAATTTTGAAATAGGTGATCCTAAGAAAAACAAAATTCAATACTTTGTACACTTTAAATTTTTACCAGGACTTGGTTTTTATGGTTTTGGTTTAATACATATGATTGGTGGTTTATCAAGAACAGCTACAACTGCATTAAGACAATTAATTGATGCAGGAACATTATCCAATTTACCTGCTGGTTTCAAACAACGTGGAATAAGAATTAGAGATGATGCACAGTCCATTCAACCTGGAGAATTTAGAGACGTAGACGCACCAGGTGGAAATATTCGGGATGCATTTATGATGTTACCTTTTAAGGAACCATCACAAACACTCTTGGCACTTATGGGCGTCGTAGTACAAGCTGGTCAGCGTTTCGCATCTATAGCTGACCTACAAGTAGGTGAGGGTAATCAACAAGCCGCAGTGGGTACGACAGTTGCGTTGCTAGAAAGAGGATCAAGGACAATGTCTGCGATTCACAAAAGAATTTATGCAGCTTTGAAACAAGAATTTAAGTTACTCGCAAGAGTATTTAAATTATATCTACCTCAAGAATATCCATACGATGTAGTTGGTGGTCAAAAAATGATCAAACAATCTGACTTCGATGATAGAGTAGATATATTGCCAGTTGCAGATCCAAATATATTTTCTCAAACACAGCGTATTTCCCTTGCGCAAACGGAACTGCAATTGGCAGCTTCTAATCCTACGATACATAACCAATATCAAGTTTATAGAAATATGTATGAGGCATTAGGTGTAAAAGACATTGATAAAATTTTAATTCGACCACAACAACCAATGCCAAAGGACCCAGCGCTAGAACACATTGATGCTCTCGCTGGGAAACCGTTCCAAGCATTCCCTGGTCAAGATCACAGAGCACACATTACAGCTCACTTAAATTTTATGGCAACTAATATGGCAAGAAATGCTCCAGTCATTATGGCTGCATTAGAAAAAAATTGTTTTGAACACATTTCATTAATGGCTCAAGAACAAATTGAAGTAGAGTTTAGAGATGAATTACAACAATTATCTATGATGCAACAAAATCCACAAGCGATGCAGGATCCACAAATGCAAATGCAAGTTAGAATGTTAACTGAAAAAATTGAAGCAAGAAAAGCTCAGTTGATTGCTGATATGATGGAAGAATTTATGCAAGAAGAGAAAAAAATAACTTCTCAATTTGATAATGATCCTATTGCTAAATTAAGATCTAGAGAATTAGACTTACAAGCACAAGAAAATGATAGAAAACGTAAGGCTGATGAAGACAGAAGTAACTTAGATCGTATGAAAGCGATGATGAATCAAGCAACTGACCAACAAAAACTTGCTCAGAATGAAGAATTAGCTAAATTAAGAGCTGATACGTCGTTAGAAAAGACAGTTTTAGCGGCGCAACTTAGACCAAAATCAAAATAATAAGAAAAAAAATGACAAAACCTTAAAAAAAGGTTAAAAACGAGGCTAATATGAAAAAAAAGAACAAAAAAACTGTTGAAGTTAAATATCCTGAAGGTGGAAAACCAGTTGAGATGACAAATCCAACAGAATCTCAAAAAGATATGGTTAAAGGTCAAGGAAAAATTTTAGCAGAAAAGAAAAGATCAGCAACTTGGTACTAGTTTATGATTCCTTGGGGTTTATTAGGTCAAGGTTTAAAATCTGGACTAGAAATATACAAGAATAAAAAAGCAGCTGACGTTGCAATGTCAGAAGCTAAACTCCTTCATATTGAAAAAATGAAGAGAGGTGAAATAGAATTTTCTGGCAAGATTGCAGAGAATCAAAAATCAGACTGGAAGGACGAATTTGTACTTTTAACAATTTCTTCGCCTCTGTTTTTGTTAGCATATTCTGTTTTTGCAGAAGATGAAAAGATGCAAGAAAAGATTGACTTGTATTTTCAAAAATTACAAGAGATGCCTTGGTGGATAGTGGGACTTTGGGTTTCAGTAGTCGCTGCCATATATGGACTTAAGGCAACTGATGTGATAAATATGAATAAAAAATAAGGAG